AGCGATTATTGGTGCTAACGCGGCAGCGGCAATTACTGGTACAACAATTACAGCTAACTCAGGATTTAGCGGTAACTTAACAGGTAATGTAACTGGTGACCTAACTGGTACAGCAGATGATGCAAATGCGGTTAATTTAATAGCTACAAACACAGCAAATGCTTCGCACTTTATTATGTTTGCTGAAGCCGCAACTGGCACAGAAGAAATTAGAACTGACACAGGACTAACATTTAATCCATCCACTGATACACTAACAACAACAACCTTTAGTGGTGCTTTAAGTGGCAACGCTACAACAGCAAGCACTTGGGAGAACGCACGTACAATTACACTAGGTGGTGACCTAAGCGGTAGTGTAAGCATTGATGGTAGTACTAATGTAACACTAACAGCAACTATTGCCGCTGACAGTATTGCACTAGGCACAGATACTACAGGCAACTATGTTGAAAGTATCACAAACGGCAGTTATATCACTGGCGGCGATGGCGGTAGCGAAAGTGCCGCAATAACACTAGCAGTTGATGCAACAGATCAAAATACAGCAAGTAAAGTTGTTGCTCGCGATGCAAGCGGTGACTTTGCCGCAGGCACAATCACAGCAGATCTAACTGGTGATGTAACAGGTGACCTAACTGGTAATGTAACATCAGCAGGCACAAGCTCATTTGCTGATATTACAATTAGCGGCGACCTAACTGGTAACAGTGCTGGCGCCGCAGGATCAGACATTCTTTGGTCCGGTGATACAACAGCAGGCTTGTTCCGTGTTGTAGCAAGTGCAACATATGACACGGTTGTTATCGGTGGTGATGGCACAGCAGGCGATCTAGTAACTGACGCAAGACTACACGTTGTTGGTACTGATTCAATAATTATTCCAAAAGGTACTACTGGCGAACGTCCAGTCACTGGCGTACAAGGTATGTTGCGTTACAACAGTACATCTGGTAGTGCAGAAATTTATACTGGCGCACAGTGGTTAAACTTAACCGGTGATTTTACAATTATCACAGCAGACCAATTCAATGGTGACGATACTACAACAGCATTTACACTAAGTGAAACAACAACTACTGCCGCAGTAATGGTTAGTATCAACGGTGTTATCCAGATTCCAACAACTGCATACAGTGTTAGCGGAACTACACTAACGTTTACTGAAGCACCAGCAACAGGCGACGTTATTGATGCACGTATTATTACTACAACAAGTTCACTAGACGGTGTTTCAAGTGGTAACAGTTATATGAAGATTGAGCCAACAAACACTGCAATTAACATTTACACTGGCACAAGTTCAGGCACAATCACAAGCTACTATGACACAGACGGTGCGGTTGTTGAAGCTAAGACAGGTGTAAGCGTTGGAACCACTGCTACAACTGTTGTAAGTTTTGCGGCAGCAGACTACAGAAGTGCCAAGTTTATTGTACAGGCAACCAACGGTACAGATTATCAAGTAGACGAACTACTAGTAATCCACGATGGTACAACTGCTACAATGACACAATATGGTCAAACAGTCGCAGACGGAACAACAGCGTTTATGACATATAGCGTCACTATTAGTGGCAGTAACGTACTGCTACAAGGTACAGGCGACAGCGGAACTTCAACAGTAAGAGCCGCCAAGCACTACATCGTAGTATAATAAAACAAGGGGAAGGGGGTAACTCCTCCCCATTTGCTAACAGGGAGATATGGAACTATGGCAAACAGTAATTTTGTAGTAAAGAACGGTCTTACCGTTGGTGCATTGACAATCGATGCCGCAACAGGTAACATCACAACATCGGGTACCATTACTGGTGACCTAGCAACAACAAGTATCGCTAAAAACGATACTAGCATTGCTCTAAACGACACTGGCTCGGGCAGTGACGTTGCTGTCACTATTGACGGTACAGAAATTTTTACAATTACCAGTGACGGTATTGTACCAAGCGTTAACTCTAACGGGTCAACCGGTTTCTCACTAGGTAGTGCATCTTTTGCATGGAAAGACGTTTATGTGTCATCAGGATCACTTTACGTTAATGGTCAAAAAGTTCTACAAGACGATTCAGGTACAATCGTTGTTAGTGCTGACGCAAACCAAAACCTAAGTCTTCAAACATCGGGTTCAGGTAACGTTGAACTTGATCCAACGGGCTCAGGTACTATCCAACTAAAAGGTACTGTGCAAATCGAAGGAGGCAATAACATTACCTCAAGCGATGGGAATGCCATTACTTTCTCAAACAGTATTGATGTTGACGCCATTGAAAGTCGTTCAACAGACACAGACCTAACACTGACAGCTAATGGTACAGGTAAAGTTTATATTAACGATAACCTAACAGTTACTGGTACTATCAGTGGTACAGGTGCAACTGTTAGCTTCGCTGACAACATCGTTGATTTAAACGCAGACTTTACTAGTGGTGCTCCAAGCGAGAACGGTGGTATTAGAATCTTACGTGGTGATAGTAATGCCGCAACATTGTTGTTCAACGAAACTTCAGATGTATGGCAGGTGTTTGATGGCACAAACACACATGATATTGTTGGTGCAGATGATACACAAACACTAACCAACAAGACTCTAACAAGTCCAAATATGACTTCCCCGGCTATTGGCGGAACACCAATTACAGCAACAGCCGATGAACTAAACTATGTTGATGGTGTAACAAGTGCTATTCAGACACAGTTAGATGCAAAAGCACCATTGGCAAGTCCTGCTTTAACCGGTACGGCTACTGCTGTCAATCTTACAATATCTGGAGACCTAACAGTAAATGGTACAACTACAACTGTTAATACTGAAACAATTAACCTAGCAGACAACGTTATCCTTATTAACTCTAATGCAACCGGTACTCCAACAGAAAACGGCGGTATTGAAATTGAGCGTGGTTCAAGTTCAAACGTAAGTTTTGTTTGGGACGAAACATATGATGAATGGACAACAAGTGGTCAACCTTTAAGATCTGGTCACATGTTACCAGAAACAGATGTTACATATGACTTAGGTTCTACCTCATTAAAATGGCGTGACTTATATCTAAGTGGTAGCACAATTAAACTTGGTAGTGCTACAATTAGCGATAGCGGCGGAGCAATTTCATCAAGTGGCGGTTTTAGTGGTAACGCTACAACAGCAAGTGCATGGGAAACAGCTCGTACACTAAGCCTAACAGGTGCTGTTACAGGTAGTGCAAGTATTGATGGTAGCGGCAACGTTTCCCTCACTACAACAGCCACAAGCGATCCAGTTATTACACTAACAGGTGATGTTACTGGTTCTGGTACAATGACCAACCTAGGTAGTGTATCATTTGCTACAACAATCGCTGCCAACTCAGTTGCACTAGGCACTGATACAACTGGTAACTACGTTGGCGCAGGCGCTACAAGCGGTAACGGTATTAGTGGTAGTGTAAGTAGTGAAGGTGGTACATTCACTGTAACATCTAACGCTACAAGTGCTAATACTGCTAACACTATTGTTTATCGTGACGCATCTGGTAACTTCAGTGCAGGGGTGATGACTGGTACATCAACTCAAGCACGATACGCTGACTTGGCTGAAAACTATGTAGGCGATATGAAGTACGAAGCAGGTACTGTTGTTGAATTTGGCGGTGCAGAAGAAGTTACAAAGGCTGGCCCTGGATCTCCAAGAATTGCAGGCGTTGTTTCTACTGCTCCTGGCTTCTTAATGAACACAGGCTTAACTGGTGCAACAGTAGTTGCTGTCGCATATACAGGTCGAGTTCCAACTAAGATCTTAGGTCCATGCCGCAAAGGTGACATCATGGTAGCTGGTCCAAACGGAACAGCAACAAGAGCTACAAGCGAACCAAAAGCAGGGATGATTATTGGTAAAGCACTAGCAAACTTTGATGGCAATAGCGGTGTAGTTGAAATTGCAGTTGGTAGATAATAACAACTAACATGCTAACAGAAAAGGGGCTTCAGCCCCTTTTCTTATTTGTATTAAAACAAATAAATACTGTATCTTAAGAGATTAACTGCGGAATTTGATAATGGCATTAACTAGACCTAGACAAGCTCAACTACGAGATTCAGACTATAAGAATAGTTGTCGGGTAGTTACGGTTTCCAACATAACATTATCGGGTGGCACACCAACCACTGTAGACGGAGTGAATCTACAAATATCAGATCGCATACTAGTTACTGCACAAACTGACGCAAGTGAAAATGGCGTTTATCTAGTAAACACAGTTGGTAGCGGCAGTGACGGAACTTGGCAACGTTCGCTAGATTTTAATTCAAATGCAGTAGTTACCAGTGGTGCATTCGTTCCTATCACAGAAGGCACTAATTATGCTAACACACTATGGCGTTTAACCACAGCAGATCCTATTACAATTGATACCACCAGTTTAACTTTTGTTAACAATATATTGACAGATGTTGTTCAAGATATCACACCTCAGTTAGGTGGTAACTTAGACACACAATCTTATGACATTGCATCGTCTCCAACAGCAACCATAGTTGGAACAAGTGCTACCGCGGTTGATACATTCAGTGCATCAACCTACAGAGGCGCAAAGTATCTGGTGACAGTAGCCAACAGCACAAACTTTGATATCATTGAAGCACTAGTTGTACACAATGGAACAACAGCAACCATAACAGTTTACGGCGAAGTGTCTACTAACACATCATTAGGTGACCTAACAACAGATATTAGCTCGGGAAATGTTAGATTACTTTACACAGGCGACACTGTCGGAAACAGTGTAAAAGTCTTCACTACATACATTACCTAGTGTGTGCTGATAAATATACTATATAACCATATTAAGGAGCTTGCCTAGCATGTACAAAATTGAACAAAAATATCGCGCTACATACGAAGGCGAAGATGTTGTAACATTATTAGAATTTCATAACGACCACTCAACACCAACAACAGAATATGTTGCCAACAACGTGTTCAACAACTACCTTACAACTCAAGCAGTTGTAATCGGCAACGGCGATAGTGCAAAGTTCAAAGACGGAAAGTTATTAGAAAAGATCAAAAATCACAGAGGCGGTATTCTAGCAAGCAACAAATTGCAAACCTATGGAACCAACGAAACATGGCGCAACATTAAGTGTGATTTTTTAGTAGCAGTAGGAGACGAAAACGTTAAACCTATTATCGACAGCGGTTATGCCAATGAAAGTGTTGTTTATTCTAATGCTGCCATGATATTAAAATATCCAGGCAAAATTTATTTGGTGCCTCAAGATCCTCCATGGAACGCTGGCGCTATTGCCGCATACTTAGCCGCATTCGATGGGCATAACAAAGTGTTTTTACTAGGGTTTGAAACTGATTCAAAAACACGCCCATTTTGGATCAAGAGTAGTCAGATTGTTTTTGAAACATACCCAGAAACAGAGTTCGTCTATATTACTGAAGGTTCTTATGGACAATTTCCAAAAGAATGGGAAGCACTAAACAACGTCCGTCATATTAGTGTTTGGGACTTCATTAAAGAAGCTGACATCGGATAACTTCTGAATAGTTTCTAATTTCTCAACTATACGATCAAACTTAAAACTACGCGATACCCCCGGATGTAATGGACGGGGGTATTTGTGTAAGTACACCCAGCAATAGCCTTCGTGTTCTTCGTTAAGCGTCGGTAGGAACTCGTGTTCCACTGTAACCAGATATGTGTAAAAGGTAAACTTTTCGTTGTCGCTAACAAAAGTTTCTAGTGGCACAATCTTCTTGATATCGATATTGCCAATCTCTTCGATGATTTCTCTTTGAAGTCCTGCAACTGTACGTTCTTGATTTTCAACTTTGCCGCCTGCGATACCCCAGGTATTGCCATACTTGCCCGCATCATTGCGAAGTAAAAATAGATAGCGTTTAGTGTCGAGAGCGTAGATAATACATCCTGTTGCTACAAGATTTAGATTACTATTCTCCATTCGCCTTCGCGATACAGACCTTCTACGCTTTTTGTCCATTGTTTATTAAACCACTTGTATTGTATGTTTGTATTTAAGTTAGTAACATACTCTACGCCGTTTTCTGTGCTAGCATCGAACATAACACGCCAACGCCCGTCTGCCGGTGTGTACTCAATAATGTCTCCGGGTTCAGCTACAAAATTTCTATTTTGTCCTCCACCCCATGCTTCTGCGCTTTCAGCGTTTTGTACACTGCCGATACGTCCCAATGTTAAGTAACGAACAGGTAATCCTTGTCTTGCAACAGGTCTGTTTTGCCCAGGAGAATATGTATTATTCTGGTCGTACATTAGTTTAATAATATTTTCGTTTTGTGGATCAATAATACCATCAATACCGCCTTCGATGGTATTCCCAGGGAATGAATCGATATCTCGATCTGCTATGAGTAGTTGTGTAGCATCTTGTGGATTGTAGCTGACATAGAGGATAGACTCAAAAGTACGTTCTATGTTAGTTAAACGTATTTCTGACGTTCCGTCCTTGAGTTCTCCATAATGATCTAATAAAGATTTCCAATTAATTCTGTTTTTAAGCTCATCACCTAATATTAGCTCACCATTTATTTCAGCAACTGCTTCGTTCTTAACTAACGTTATGGTGTTTCCGCTATATATAATACTATAACCGTAAGGCTCGACAATTCGTCTTGACAGATAAGATACGTCGTCGATGATTTCTGAACTTAGTTTTCCTGTTGCATCAAAAACACTTGCAACAGCTTTTTGTATAACACCTAATTTTTTAATTTTAGCAGGCGGGCTGATCCAAATCGGCAGTTCAAAGCTCATAGTAGATATACTGATATCGTTGTTGTTTGAAGGAACATTTCTACTATCCCAACGTGTTTGCGTAAGTAATACCGTACTTAAACTAGTCCAATCGATATAGTTGTCTGTGCTTTGTATTTCTAAGCTAGGATTAAACAGTGTAGCAATTTGTTCAATGATCTGAAGTTTTTGTTCTGTGCTACTAGACCATATGTCTAGATTAAGCGTTAATAGATAAGGTACTGGCATTGCACGTTCTACTGTAAAACTATCAAACTTAGATTCGTCATATTGCCCTGTTTCGTGATCTATCCTATGAGAGCGCAAACTCATTTTGCTAACATGATACGGCTCTTGCATACGACGTCGATCATATTGTAGATCAGTAATATACACGCTCATTGCAGGAACACTAGTCATTGTATTTTCTGAATTGTTGCGTAATATCTGAGCGGCTTGCCTGCTAGGATCGCCATACATAACAGGAATACGTTGAATAGCGGTTGCGCCTTCAGCAGTGTCGCTACCAAATTCTACATAGAAATTGCTGACCATTCGAATAAATTGCTGGACAAATCTACGTATTTGCCCATCGTAAAAATAATTTTGATGAAATGTATCAGCCATTGTTGTCTGCCTTAGGAGTAAATGCTTTACTTAGACTTTGTCTTGTAGTTAATGTATTAGTATCGTCTGCTGGATCGACATATGTACTACCATCATGTCTGAAGTTGCTACGTTGTGTAGTGTTTGTTGCTGTGTTAGGTGTCAGACCTGTTCTATTAACGTCAACTTGCTTAACCCAACGTGTACCATCGTACTTAAAAACTCTGTTTGGTAAGAAGTCTAATCGAACAAATACATCATTTACAGCCGGACTACTCGGAAATGCAATGCCACTAGCAATATTATTTCCGAATACGTCTCCCGATAACCAGCCTGTAACTCTAACATCAATGTTTTGTTGTTCCGCGCTTAGATCATTAGCTTTAATAGTTTCATCTTCAGCAGAGTATTGTGTATCATCTGCACTCGGAGCATCGTCTCCTTTAGAAGTAATCTGTTTAAGTTCAAACAAGTGTTCAACGTCATATCCACTCTTTGGAACTTCTGCTTCTGCTTGAGCAACCACAGCATCATTGATAGCAATGGTTTTATCGTAGGTACTTAAAACCTGTGCAATGGTTGTATTGCTATCTTCGCTGATAGTAATCTTGTTGATAATGTCTTTGTATTCTTGTGCGTCAACTAGTGGTTCAAACTTAACACGCCACAAGTGAGGCCACCAAGTTGGTGTAAAGCCTTCACTGGCAAAACTTGCATCCCCTGCAACATAATAACGTTTTAGTGCGGCAGGAACGTCTTGGTCTAAGTTATGAAAATCTTTAAGATGAGGAAGTTCGATAACATCACCAGCAACAATACGTCTACCCAAGGTCTTAACCATATCATTTAAATGGAATACCATAATGATAGTGCCAGCACTTAGAAAGATACCAAACTGAGTTAGATCAAAATCGCTATCGCCTCGAGTATAATGTCCACGTAGTGAGTAAACAGCGTCGTCATATTTGCGATCTCTGTTTTCTACCCAAAGCAAGTCTTGAATATTTTTTTCACTTTGGTTTAGATATTGGGGCTGGGTTGCGTCGCCCTTGTCACCTTGGTCTTTGGTGCCAATGTATTTGTGTATGTATACACCAGTACCCCCAACAGTTAACATTTCACGGATTCTGCCGTCCATGAACTTGTAATCATTGGTGTGAGCACCGTCTTTCCATAGGCTTAGTCTGGGCATATTGCTTATTTCCTCACTTTAGTGTTATTTATCGTAATGTTTACCCTGCTAAGTTATTGATTTTGCCCGTGAAAATCCCCAGAAATTTTCGGTTGACACATTGAGTTTTGATGCTATAATAATAATATATTGAGAAGATTGGTATATAGTACTAACTGAGGAGAAATGCATGGCTATCAAAGCCCCTACTAAGAAAAAGGTCAAACGTGCATCGCCTAATATTAGGCGCGGCGCAAAGTTAACCGAACCGCAGTGGGAAGGCGCCAGCGAATGGACCGGAGAAGAGTTCCATCGTAAACGTCGGATTGCAATGGATTTTTATTATAATGATTTCAAAGCTAGTGACATGTATTCTCATCTATTCGATTGGATGAAGAGTAACAAATACACTACGACACAAATTAAAGCCGTAAGGTCTGCACCAAATCATAGTATTCCGGTAATAGCATGTAGCGTTGCGCGATGTCTAACCAATGGCATGCCAGATGTGCATCCTGCATGGAATGCGTATTGGGAAGAACTACCTGGCACTATTGGAACACCTAAGCCAGCAAGCGACTTTGTTAAAGAATCTGTTGAAAAGTTGATGGCTATCGGCGAGCCTCTGATTGCGGCAAAAGAAGCTGAAGAAAAACGTCTTGCTAAATCGAGCCTGCAAGTATTCAAGCCTACTATCCAAGACAGATTAGATGACAAAGTATCTGAGATCTTGGGAGAGATTGAAGGACGCTATGATTCTGTAATTCTCAATGAGAAGAATGCCACCCCAGATACATATGCTTTGTTTAAAGATGAAAAACTGCCACAAGCACGTATTGGGCAAGTTATTGAGTTTGCAACTCTACGCAAACAAGAGTTAACACAAGAACTAGCCGCAGTAAAAGCTGGCGATGAGCAAGCTAAAGAAGGCTATGCACACATGAAGCCGGCAGATTGGAAACGACATATCGCATATTGGGAGGCAGTGCTAACTGATTGTGATGCGTTCTCGCAACTTAAAAAGACTACACGCAAGGCACGAGTTAAGAAAAGCCCTAGCAAAGAAAAGCTAATTTCTAAACTCAAATTTAAGAAAGAAGATGCTGATATCAAAGTGGTTAGTATTAACCCGGCAGACATTATTGGTGCTAACGAGTTGTGGGTGTACAATACGAAGACACGGAAATTAGGCAAATATGTAGCTTCAAATATCGATCCTACAGGAATGAATAGAGGAGAGAGTGGACTACAAGTTAAAGGCACAACTATAACAGGGTTCAATGAGGACGAGAGTGTACAAAAGACACTACGTAAGCCTATAGAGCAACTATCGACATTCAATAAGAGTGGCAAAGTTCAGTTACGGAAGTTTATATCTGGCATTAAGACTACCGAAACCAAACTCAACGGACGCATTAATTCGGACACGATATTACTCAGAGTTCAGTAAGCCACCCATCCTGATAAATAGATAGTAAAGCAAGCAGGATATAACATATGGCTACCCTTAAAACTGGACTTAACGCAGACGGAACACTGATTGCAGATTCATTGTATGATCCTGCAACAGGAACAGGTGCTGGCGAAATTGCATTTGATAGTAGTTCCTTACCAACATCTAATACTAAAAAGCGTGAAATAGAAGACTATATTCGTTTGAGATTAGGCGATGGTATGGTAGATGTTGAACTGGATAAAGCGCACTATGATCTTTCAGTCAACCAAGCTATCACAAAATATAGACAGCGCAGTTCAAACAGCGTTGAACAGAGCTATGCGTTCTTAAAGTTAACTGGGGAGACCAGCGAGTATATTCTACCTAGTGAGATCATGCAAGTTCGCCAAATCTTCCGTAGAGGCATCGGTAGTGTTACAGGTAATACAGCTACACAGTTTGAACCATTTTCAGCAGGCTATCTGAACACTTATATGTTGGTAGCTGGGCGAGTTGGCGGTCTATTGAGCTTTGAACTGTATTCACAGTATCAAGAACTAGCAATGACTATGTTTGGTGGTTATATGCAATTCAATTGGAATAATGCCACTAAGAAATTGACAATTCTACGTAAGATTCCAGCGCAAAGTGACGAAGTAATTGGTTTATTGATTGACAACTATAAGCCAGATATCATGATACTGAACGATCATATGGCTTTCCCGTGGATCCAAGAGTATGCATACAGTTTTGCTAAACGTATTTTAGGCGAAGCACGTAGCAAGTTTGCTAGCATTGCAGGCCCATCGGGCGGTACTGCACTAAATGGTCCAGCTCTTCTCGCTGAAGGCCAACAAGAAATGCAAGAACTAGAACAGCAACTTAAAGACTACATTGACGGCGGCACGCCATTGACTTGGGTAACAGGCTAATGAGAGCATTCGATTTCTTACCAGAAGAAACAGAGCTAGACGAACACGAGCTAGTATGGGCCAAGACCAAAAAAGGTCCCACTATGAAATGGCGTTGCCTAAGCGGTCAGCGCAAAGGGCGTGTAGTTCCTGCTGTTATAGATTGTAGTCAGCCAATTGATGTTGCTAAACGTGCTCAAATGAAGTTGACTCGTGCTAATACTAAAATTAGACAAGCACGTAAAGCCAAAAAGACCAAACGTGTAAATCCAACAAGCCGTTTGGTAAGAATGCTCAACAAAATCAAAAAACACTAACTTGACACTGCACTGCTGTAGTGTTATAATTAACATATACGTTTAGGAGAACGATATATGATAGTTGGTATTTGTGGTTTGATTGGTAGCGGCAAAGGCACGGTCGCAGATTATCTTGTACAAGAACACGGCTTTGTTAAATTAAGCTTCGCAGATAAACTCAAAGATGCGGTTTCAACTATGTTTGGCTGGGATCGTAAAATGCTCGAAGGCGAGACTGACGAAAGCCGCAAATGGAGGGAACAGCCAGATGAATTCTGGTCAAAAGAAACAGGTAAACAAGTTACACCGAGACTTGTTTTACAGTTGTTTGGTACCGATTGTATGCGTAACGGTTTTTACGATGGTGTGTGGGTTAGCTTGGTAAAACAACAAATTGTTAACAGTCCTGATACAAATTTTGTTATTCCTGATACTAGATTTCAAAACGAGATTCAAATGGTAACGGATGTCGGCGGTCAAGTCTGGTGGGTAAGACGTGGGCCAAAACCAGACTGGTGGGGGACGGCTGTCGCCATTAATCACTCAGGTACACCAACTAGCAATCATTCTATGCGTGTTGTATTTCCTGAAGTTCATGAAAGTGAATGGCGCTGGGCAATGCCGGACACTTATTTTGACGAAATTATTGAAAACAATGCGTCAGTCGAACAACTCCAAAAACAGATTAAAAATCTCCTATTTGTGGACTTGCTACCCACTTAGAACGGTTTTCGAATAAGTCTATTTTACAGTTAGCACAGATAGTTTTTAGATTAAAACTATCTATGTTGCTTAGATTTCCGTCAACATGCAAGACAAACATTTGTTTATTTGTCTTAGCTTTGAATCCGCATCTATCACAAAGAAGTTTTTTTCTGTAACCCATACGGTACCACAGTGGAGCAACAGGCTTTAGACGTTTGTTGCGACGATTACAAGCATCGCAAATCTTTCTATAATAAGTACGACCGTTGTTGTGGCAATTGATTGCTACAGGGCGGTCTTCGCATATTGGGCATAAATTACGTTCCATCATGCATGTATTTATACCCAAACCTTAATTAAGGGCGCAGTAAGCACCGTATTTTTTCATATAAAAATAAATACATTTAAGTTAGAAAACATCACGTGTTTTCTATGAAGTTACTTATAACAAAGGAAGAAAAAGATGGCTTTGATTTCACCAGGTTTAGAGTTATCCGTAACCGACGAAAGCGCATACGTACCGGGCGCAGTCGGCACAGTACCTCTAATATTCCTAACAACAGAACAAGATAAAGTAAGCAATGGATCGCTTGCTACCGGTACAACAAAAGATAACGCTGGAGAGTTGCAAGTGTTTACTTCACAGCGAGAGATTATCTCTGCACTTGGTGCGCCAATCTTTAAGCAATCAGCAGGCGGAACACCAATTCATGGCAGTCCGTTAAACGAGTATGGACTAATGGCTACGTACAGTGCAATGGGCGTAATCAATCGCGCATATGCTGTTCGTGCAGACGTAAACCTTAAAGAGCTAGAAGCAACAAGCGTTCGTCCAAAAGGCGATCCAGCCAATGGAACAAACTGGCTAGACCTTGGTCTAACAGAATGGGGTGTCTACGAATGGGATGCCGCTGAAAATACATTCAACAAGAAGACCCCGATTATAGTCGATACAGTTGAAGAACTAAACCCAACAACACTAAACACTGGTCGTTATCCTATTTCCGGTCTTGGCGCTGTTGGCGATTATGCTGTAGTAACTACAGACTTCCGTAACAGACTTTATGTTAAAGACGAAACTGGTCGTTGGCGCAGAGTGGGCGATGAACTATGGGAAGCAAGTATTCCTACTATCAGCTCAACAGTTGCCAGCCCAACACTAACAAGCGGTCATGCAATCGACATTAATGGCATCACAGTTACATTAACCGGTACAACTATTGACGAACTAGAAGATTCATTTAATGCGGCGGCTGGTCTAACAGGTCTTACTGTTACTCTAAAGAACGGCTTCTTTAGAATTCATGGCAACCAAAATGCAGTAACTACCTCTGGCGGAACAGGTCAAATTGAAATTGCCGATAACGGTGCAGGCACAATCTTAGACGATCTAGGAATTACAGCAGGCACATATAATATTCCAGAATGGTATCACGGTACGTATGTCGATGTTCCAAGCTGGAGAGCAAGTGACACAGAACCTCGCCCAACAGGTAGTGTTTGGCTTAAAACCTCAGCACTAGGCGACGGTATGAACCTACAACTAAAAGAGTATGTAGCCGATACAGATAGCTTTGTCGCTCAGACAGTAACAGTTTCTAAAGACTTTGCTGCCGCACAATTTGCACTAGATCCTATTGCAAACGGTTTCAGCATTCCTTTTGGAACTAAGATTGCTGTATACGACGAGTACCCTTTATCAAACCAAGTTAGATTGTACTACAGAGCATCTCAAGGTAAAATGGAAGCAACCGTTACGCCAACAGGTCTAGCTGGTGGCGGACAAGTTTTAGTTGGCGTAAGCCGTAGCGGATTTGAAGAATTGTTCTACTACACTGTTACATTTGGTGTCTCAGTTACCGACGTTAACTCATGGGCTACAGTGTTTAATACATATGCTATTCCAGAAGTTACCTGTAAAGGAAACGCAGACGGAACACTTACATTAGTACATGAAACTGGTGGTGTTATCACTGTTAAAGATATTACAGGTACAATGGCTGCTGGAGCTGGCTTTACACCCGCTAATTGGCTCGACGATGCCGATGGAACAATTTATGTTACTAACTGGCGCTTATTAGACTACGAATCAAAGTTTGAAACACCATACAAAGAGCCAGACGATGGCACACATTGGTACTATGGCGACCCAACAGTTGTTGACATTATGATCAATGACAATGGTTGGAAAGGTTATAAAACACTAGCAAACGATGCTCGTGGTTACAACCTAACAAACACAGATCCAAACGGTGTTATTGTTACAGCAAGCAAGCCTGTAACACAAACAGACGGAAGTCCTATCGTAGCTGGTGATGTTTGGTTAGATACAAGTGATCTAATTAACTATCCAAAACTATATCGCTATACACAAGCAGGTGATTGGTCAGCTATTGATGCAAGAGACAGATTCAGTCAGAACGGTATCGTATTTGCTGATGCACGTTGGGATAATAGTGGTACAACAGACATTGTTGCTGCCAACTATCCAACTATCAAGTCCTTGATTGTTTCAAACTATCTAGACTTAGATGCTCCTAATCACAAGCTATTCCCAAGAGGCATGCTACTTTGGAACACACGTAGAAGCGGATTCAACGTTAAGAAATTTGTGAACAACTACTTTAACGAAAATAGTTTCCCAAATGTTACTCTTCCTGTTGTTAAGGATGCATGGGTTAGCGTTTCAGGTCTAAAAGACGACCAATCACCTTACATGGGCGGTCAAGCACAGCGTAATATGGTTGTTAAAGCGATGAGAGCCGCAGTAGATGCAAACATTCAGATTCGTGAAGAACAATTCCGTTACAACATTATTTGTGCTCCGGGTTATCCAGAAGTTATTTCGAACATGGTTGCACTAAACAATGATCGTAAAAATACAGCGTTTGTCATTGGTGACACACCAATGACATTACCAGCTAACAGCGTTGCTTATGCTAACTGGGCAAACAATACAAACGGCGATGGTCTCAGCACTGCTGATCCATACCTAGCTGTTTACTACCCACATGCTAAGACAAATGACCTAAGCGGTAACACAATCGTTATGCCAGCAAGTCATATGGCTCTACGTACATATCTGAAGAATGACAATGCCGCATATATGTGGTTTGCTCCAGCTGGTGTACGCAGAGGTCTAGTTGACAATGCTACAGACATTGGTTACGTCAATGAAAAGACTGGCGGGTTTGTACGTAACGGTATTAACAATGGTAACAGAGACGCACTATACGAAAACAAGATCAACCCATTCACAATCTTACCAGGTGTTGGTCTAGTATGCTGGGGTCAAAAGACACGTAACCCAGTTGCAAGTAGTATGGACCGTGTTAACGTTGCAAGACTTGTTAACTACATTAGAACAATCCTTGCAGATGTTGGTAACGCATTCTTGTTTGAACCAAACGACAAGATTACACGAGACCAAATCAAGAACGTAATCGAAGGTGCAATCAACGATCTAATTGCAAAACGTGGTATTTACGATTACCTAGTTGTGTGTGATGATACAAACAACACACCAACACGTATTGCAAGAAACGAACTATACGTTGATATTGCGATTGAACCAATGAAGGCAGTTGAGTTTATTTACATTCCAATTCGCCTCAAGAACCCAGGTGATATCGCAGCCGGTATCTAATAGTTAAAAATAGCTAGGGGCGGGTAACCGCTCTTAGCTGTTCAACAAATGCAGATAAATATCTGTATAAGGAGATTAAAAACATGTCAGTTGCAAGTTTAACAAAATTTACAGTTCCATTGGCCACAGACCAAAGCCCAAGTAGCCAAGGTCTGCTAATGCCAAAACTTAGCTATCGCTTCCGCGCCAGCTTTGATAATTTTGGTGTTAGCCAGCCTAAGTCAGAACTAACTAAGCAAGTTGTAAGTATCGCAAGACCACAGATTGCATTTAACCCAATCACAATCGATACCTATAACTCAAAAATATACCTACAAGGTAAGCCAGAATGGCAAGAAACTACAGTTACCCTACGAGATGATGCAGGCGGAAACGTCTCACGCCTAGTAGGTGAACAAGTACAGAAGCAGTTCGACTTCTTAGAGCAAGCCAGTGCCGCTAGCGGTATTGACTACAAGTTTCTATTACGCTACGAAGTACTAGACGGCGGTAACGGCGCTCAAGAACCAGCAGTAATTGAAACATGGGAGTTATACGGTTGTTTACTTTCAAATGTTAACTACGGTGAACTAGCTTATGATAACAATGAGCCAATGACAGTCCAATTAAGCATTCGTTTCGACAATGCTATCCAATCACCAGTTGGTGTTGGTGTTGGCACACTTGTTGGCAGAAACGTTGCGGCAGCAGTAACTGGTTAATACTAAAATTAGTCAGACGACCCTTAACTAATAATAAGAACGATAGCTATCTGCAACATCTCGATCATGTTAATCTAATAATAGCCCGGTATAAAAACCGGGCTATTTTTTTTAGATAAATATTAATATGAGCACTGGAAGCATTAACCAATTTTTAAAACAAATTACCACTGGCGACAACGTCAAGGATTACTCTCATGCCTCTGAGCTGTATGTCTCTGGCAACTATCGGCTGGCTCCTAAGTATGGGTTTCTATACCATGTAGCGTTTGAACTTAATCCTTCTATCGGAGTTAAACTCAGCAATACCGAGCAGATGGAGCTAGGCATGTTGGTTAAAGAAGTAGCATTGCCTGGATTTAGAATCAACGCCGCGAAGAAGAATTCTTATAATCGTTGGGATCACGTTAACACTAAAATTGAATACGAAGATGTTCGAATTACTTTTCACGATGATTCAGCTAACGTTGTACGTAATTTTTGGTATGACTACTATAGTTACTTCTTTAGAGACAGTGATTATCAAAATTCAGTATATAGTGCTCAACATAGATACAATCCTTTACAAGCAAAAAACTGGGGCTATACTCCGCGTAATACTAGCGGCCTTGGCGGAAATAAAATACAGTTTATTAAAGCTATTAGAATTTACAGTTTACAACAAAAAAGATTTTCAGAATATACATTAATAAATCCTGTAATCACAGCATTCAAACATGGAGATCATAGGGCAGATGATGTCCAAGGGTTACTAAGTAACGAAATGACAGTCAGTTTTGAAGCCGTTAAGTATGCCAGTGGATATGTGATCCCTGGCGAAACTGTTGCTGGCTTTGGGGACCTTCATTATGATAAAACTCCAAGTCCGTTAACACCAGCAGGCGGCGGTACACGATCTATTTTAGGTCCAGGGGGTGTTATTGCTACTGCGGATAGTATTGTCGACGATTTAGCCGATGGCAATATCGGCAGTGCTATAGTTAAAGGGGCTAGAGTACTAGAAACCTTTAAAAACGGAAACCTATCATCTATTATCCAAGGCGAGTTAACACAAATTGGAAAAGACATTCTAAGAGGGCAAAACCCTGCTTCTAGATTAAACATTCCAACAGGGGGTCCTGTTGGGAAAACAATAGCTCAAGGTATTAGCCAATTTGGTAATAGTGTAGACCGTGCATTAAAACAGATTGGCGGACTAAGTCCAAATGTTAGTAGTAACGGAAGTTTGTTAAGTACTACAAATGATTTTGTAGACGAGTTTAGTACTGAGTTGTCAAATGCACAATTTACACTTCCGAGTACATCGACATTTACAAACACATTAACAGCTTCTAAGAATGTCGAGACTGAGATACGAAATAGCGGAATATTTACATAATGCCATATAATATACCTACCAATCTAAATCAAGTTGATATTACTCGTTCATCGAAATCAACTGACGGATATTTTAGTAATTACTTTGATAAAATTGTGGATATCAGCGGCGCTGAGAATGATGCTATTATATCATATTTTGAATACTATACAAAAGGTAACAAAAAAGCCGCTTTAGCTCTTGCTAGTGCAGTTATGTATACAGCGCAAAAAATTGGAGCAGAGCCAATGGGTGTGTTAGACGAGTTTAAGAAAGTTCCGATCGGCAATCTCAGTACTTATCTTTGCATGTACCTCAATTTAAACAGAGTTGGGACTAGTCTATTAGGGACTGATCAAGCTCGTGTTAGAAATCAGTATGTTGAACGAAATATTTTACCATGAGTAAGTATGCACAGGGTAAGTATCAGATCCTAAATCCTGAAAAATATGTAGGGAAAAGGGATCCTACGTATCGTAGCAGTTGGGAACATGTATTCATGCGCTTCTGTGACAATAATCCTAGTATACTTAAATGGGCAAGCGAAGCGATACATATTAATTACAAAAATCCATTTACTGGTAAACAAACTATCTACGTTCCAGACTTTTTGATCTATTATATTGATCGCAATGGCAAGCATCAAGCAGACGTTATCGAAGTTAAGCCCAAAAAAGAAACAAGTCTACAAGAAGCTAAAAGTAGAAGAGACCAAGCATATGCAGTGCTAAACATGGTAAAATGGGAAGCCGCAAAAGCATGGTGTAAGAATAAAGGCTTAAATTTTAAAATAATCACGGAAGAACAGATATTCCACCAAGGAAAAGGTAAATAAACGTAGCAGAACCGTAATATGGTTCTCGCATTCCTTTAAATTCCGGAAACCATTAAGGAGACTATAAATCATGACAAAGAAAATCCGTTGGGTTCTCGCACACGAGCCAATCGAGCTTTTCATTCGTGCCGCAAAAGTTTTTGAAGCAGAAGTTGCTTCAAAAAGCAATGGCGCATTTGAAATCGAGGTAATGACTCTAGGCGAGTATTCAGACAAGTATCAAGAAGGCAAGCTAGTTAGCAAGCACGACCTAGTAGATCTATTAGACAATCGTGAAATTGAAATGTCACAGACATACACAGTTTCACTAGGCCAGATCTGCCCAGAATTCCGTGCGCTAGATATGCCATTCCTATTTAAAGACCACGATCACGCTTCACGTGTATTCGAAGGCGAAGTTGGTAAAAGTTTACTAAACGGTCTATCTAAGAGCGGTAAGGCTGTTAAAGGTCTAGCTTTCACATACAGCGGCGGCTTCCGCATTGTTCCAGGACAAGAAGCAGTTCGTCGTATCGAAGACCTACGCGGTATGAAGGTTCGCACTTCATTCTCACCAGTTGCTATTGACACATTCAAGGCAATGGGTGCAGAAGTTGTTCCAATGGAACTAGAAGAGCTAACAGAAAACATCGACAACTCAACAGTTTCAGTTGGCGAAAGCACATACCCACGTGTTTATGCACTAGGACAGAACAAAGTGTCCAAAGTTATTAACCACACAGAGCATAGCTTATTCTTAACAAGCATTCTAATTGCTGAAGGCTTCTGGAATGAACTAAGCGAAGCTGAACAGAAGATTGTTGCTGATGCCGCACTAGTTGCCGCACAGTACGAGCGTTCAATCAGTATTGCTGATGTTGAAAAGACACAAGCTCGTTGCGAAGCAGACAGCATTGAAGTTGTACGCCTAAGCAAAGAAGAGCAGGAGCGTTTTGCCGCTGCCACAGCTCATCTTTACGAAAAGGATTACGGTTTCGACCATGCTATCGTTGATGCAATCAAACGTGCATAATTAGCATTTTTGACTAAGGAAAAAGGCACCTTAGGGTGCCTTTTTTCATCTATAGACCTAAGTTACGTAAATACATAGTAACGGAGGTCTACAATGACAAAAAAGCTAGAAGAATTTTTTAATCTAGATTCTACAGATGTACATGAAGCAAAAGAACTAGATGAGCCAACAGTCGAACAAACCAGACAGGAAATAGCAGTACACACAGAAACTATTCGAAGTGTAGATAATGCTATTGATAAAATCAACATTGCACTCCCTACAGTCAGAGACCTCGAAGCAAGTGACCAAGAAATGGATGAGCTTGCTAGTTTAGCACAAGAAAAGTTTCAAGACCTGATGGATCTTGGTATGAATGTAGATCCTCGATTTGCAGGTATGATTTTACAAACAGCTAACGGACTACTAGGACACGCTATCACAGCTAAAACAGCCAAGATGGATAAAAAGCTAAAGATGGTGCAACTACAGTTACAAAAAGCAAAACTAGACCACCAAATTAAAAAAGATTCAAATAACGATGACGGTGTTATGGAAAGTGAAGGCGTTGTAATCAGCAGAGACGAGCTATTGAAGCAACTACTCGACGCAAACAAATCAAACAATTAGTATAAATACATAAAATAAAATAAAATTTTTAACGGATTACGAAATGAAAACATTTGCTACATATTATTTTGAAACTGACAAAACCTATCAGTTTAAAGTCAAACTAGCTGGTGTTGAACCAACTAAAGAGACAATGGATCGCATCAAGAATGCCGTTGACGTCTACCAGGTAGAATCAATGGGTAAAGCAAAGCGTACACCAATCAGCGAACAGCCAGAGTTCCACAGACTAGGTCCTGTTGAATCTCACGTATTTGAAATTGAAGTTAAGTACCCAGCAACAGACTTTGGTATTAAACGTTTAATTGTTGACCGTGCTGGTATCCCTGCTACAAACGTGCTAGTTGCCGTAGATGGTGCTGAGTTTGTAGCCGAAGAGCAAGATGCTGAAGATGACACAGGAAAGCAGGATATAGTAGGCGACAAGCGTACTGAGAGCATGCTTAAAGACTTCACAAAAAATTCCGTTAAATTTGATATCGCTAAGGAAAAGTAATATGAGAGATTTATTAGATAAGCTAACCGCTATTGCAGAATCAGACGAAAAAGACATCTGTCCTGAGTGCAAATGTTATCCATGCGAGTGTGCAACCAACGAAGAAGCACTTAGTGAATCTGGTAAAAATTGCTCTTGTTGTGGCAATAAGATTAACGCAGAAGGTAAATGTGGTTGCGACGAAAGTTGCGAACACTGCGGTGGACAACATGATTTGTCAGAAGCCGCAAAACCAGATTACATTGATTTAGACGGCGATGGTGACAAAGAAGAATCCGTGAAAAAAGCCGCAAAAGATAAAGAAAAGCAAGATGAGAGTGCAGAACCACGTCTTGGCGAATCTTGGTTACAAAACTACCAAGCAATTCTAGTTCAGAGATAAGCAGTATGAAAAGTTTCGCATCCTATCTCAGAGAAACAGAGCTCCCAACTCGCGGTGATAACATCGACTTTGAGATGGACGAAACTTGTGTATCTACATATGTATTAGAAAGCAAAGAAGATTATATTGTTGTAGCAGGTGATCCTGAATCGTTTAAAATGTTTGAGGGCTACAACGCATTAGAAGACCTTGACGAATCAGATGAAGCCTCTAAGGATCAAACCATAGAAGAACAAGGTGAATATGATAACACTGAAACATCAGATGACGACGATGTTGAGGATGTCAATGAAGAACTTAATAGCCTGCGCCGAGCACTTGGCTTAGATGAAGCTGAGTATCAAGGACGTAAGGTGCCATTAGGCAAGCCAATGCAAGGCGATGTTAAAAAGTTTAAGGTCTATGTAAAAGATCCGAAAACAGGTAATGTTAAGAAAGTCAATTTTGGCGATCCTAACATGCGTATTAAGAAATCTAATCCAGAACGCCGTAAGAGCTTCCGTGCTCGTCACAACTGTGATAATCCAGGACCACGCACAAAAGCACGTTACTGGTCTTGCAGAAAGTGGTAGTATGCGAGCTAGAGATTTCTTAACTGAACGCAGACGCCGCCAACTACGCAAAAGCGCACAACATGCACTACCAGGAGCACAGACCTGGAATACTGACTTTTACGGTGCTTATCGTTTTGGGTTAAGTTTAGCAGGCGCTCCAGATGGTGTTGATATGCCCGAAGATGGTCCTACACAAGGACGTATGGTAACACTAGCATATACACAAGGTGAACAAGAAATCATTGATGCCGCCAAAAAGCGTATGGGTATTACTACAAAGCACAAACTTACCAAAGGCGAAGGCAGCAACGAACTTCCAGATGTAAACACACAAAGCATCACAGTTGCACAAGGTCCTGTCAAACGTAAAAATAGATGAACGATCTAGAACGTTTAAAAAGACTTGCTGGCATAACAGGACATGCTAACGAAAGCATACTTCCAGACAACATCAGCCACACTGGTACAGAAAAAGCCAAACTACAACGCAAGCACAACATTAAACCAGGCACACCTGAATGGTTTAAACTCTGGTTTGCCAGACCATATCTAACTGGCGAAAAACCTATCGAGAAGTCTGAACGTTGATCTTTTGTTCGTCTACGTGAAGATACGGTAGCCATTCAGGACGTACTGTAATATTGCCGGGCCTTCGCCGCCATTTAGCTACCAAGTGATAGTATTCAGGATTAACAGGCTCTTTAAGAGGTTTCATAATCTTATCACCTTTTTTCCAGTTACAATCTTTGCATGCAGTTACACAATTTTCCCAACAAATATGCCCGCCCTTGCTTTTAGGGATAACGTGATCAATAGTTAATGCACTTGGGCTAAAAACATCTCCACAATATTGACATTGATACATGTCACGTAGGTATAGATTGTGTCTAGTAAATTTGACATGCTTCATTGGGTTGAAGTATTCTTTGGTAACACAAACACTGGGTAGCTGAATTTCAATACTAGGACTACGGATCACTCGATCCTTGTAATTTTCAATAACTTTAACTTTTTCTAAAAAAAGTAATTTAATAGCCTGTTGCCAACCAATCACACTTAGTGGCAAAATACTGATAGGTTCGTAGTTAGCGTTTAGTAGTAGCGTGTCGCTCATAACAATACTTATAGCCTTATTTGATAATGATAAGTAACAGTATTATATAGTATCTAGAGGAACATAAAACCGAAATATGTCTAAAAGTTTAGAAGGCGTATTGATTAAGCCCGCACACAGGCAAGAAACCTATACACAGAATCAGTTGTTAGATTTTGCTCGGTGTGCTGATTCGAAAACAGGCGCCAAATATTTTTTATCAAACTTTTTCTACATACAGCATCCTACTCGAGGACGTCTGTTATACGATCCTTTTGACTATCAAGACGAACTAATTGATATCTATCACAGGTATCGTTTTAGCATTAATTTACTTGGACGTCAAATGGGTAAAACTACTACAGCCGCAGGATATTTGCTGTGGTATGCTATGTTTGTTCCAGATTCAACCATTCTTATTGCCGCACACAAATACACTGGCGCCCAAGAAATTATGCAACGTATTCGCTATGCATATGAACTGTGTCCTAATCACATACGTGCAGGCGTTACTAGCTACAACAAAGGTAGCATTGACTTTGAAAATGGTTCCCGTATTGTAAGCACAACAACAACCGAAACTACCGGTCGTGGTATGAGTATTACATTGCTATACTGTGACGAGTTTGCGTTTGTGCGTAACACTATTGCTCGAGAGTTTTGGACATCTATTAGCCCAACACTAGCAACAGGCGGTAAAGCTATTATTACTTCAACACCAAACAGTGACGAAGATCAGTTTTGGCTACTATGGACAGGAGCCAACAAAACTGAAGATGAGTTTGGAAACAAAACAGAACTAGGACAAAACGGTTTTAAAGGCTACATGGCTCGTTGGAATAGACATCCTGAAAGAGGCGAAGCCTGGGCTACACAAGAACGTGCAAGTATTGGCGAAGAACGTTTTAAACGTGAGCACGAATGCGAACCGATCATCTATGACGAAACACTTATCAGTGCAATCAAGTTACTCGAGATGGATGGCATAGAGCCAACAGAAAAGCAAGGCGAAGTGCGTTGGTATAAACGTCCAAACGCAAACTGCCAATATGTTGTTGCATTGGATCCTAGCTTGGGAACAGGTGGCGACTATAGTGCTATACAAGTATTTGAGGTTCCTACTATGATGCAGATTGCTGAATGGAAGCACAACAAAACTCCTATACAACGACAGATAGTTATAATGAAAGAAATCATTGACTATATCGCAGACATCGTTGGGCATAACGAACGCATATACTATAGTATAGAAAACAATACATTAGGGGAGGCAGGACTCGTAACCATTGCAGAGATTGGAGAGGAAAACATACGTGGTGTGTTTTTAAGTGAACCGGCTAAAGTAGGTAACGCAAGACGCTTTCGCAAAGGATTTACTACAACTGCTAAATCGAAACTAGCGGCGTGTAGTAAGTTTAAGATGCTGTTGGAAACAGATAGGATCACAATTAACAGCAAGGCACTGCTAAGTGAGCTTAAAAGTTTTGTAGCACACGGTATGAGCTTTGCGGCGAAACCGGGTGAACATGATGACTTGGTTATGTCAACATTGTTGATTATACGCATGGTACAGTATATGCAAAACTTTGACAGTGAACTAGACACTGTGCTCAAAGACAGCATGGATGACTTTATTGAACCAATGCCTTTTATAATGGTGTAGAACATGATTATTAAAAACATACCTCCAACACAGGATTTGTTTAGAATCACCGATGTTGTTTCTGAAGGGCTTGCCAAACGCATAGTAGCACACGATTGGCTGAATGAGCCTCTTACAAAACAAGAAGCTCAAGAAGAATGGACACGTTGGATGGTAGGCGATCACTACTTGCTACGTGAAATGGATGCTCAACTTACTCTTAATATTAATCAAATAAATCAAGCCTGCAATACAAATTTCTTTGTAGCAGAAGGGACTCGTATGTGGATCGATCCACCGGGATTTACAGTACCTATTCATTTAGACGGCGTGGTTGGTGAGATCCCAGCTCATATAAAAGGTGTGCCGCAAGCAATGCAAACATTTTGGGTAGGGCAGGAAGAAACAGGAACAACGTTCTACGCAGAGGCACCCGAAGATATTCAAGCGGCAGAAGAACTAATAGACAATAAAACAAAAGTTAGATATCGATTCCCATTCGAAAAAAATACCGCATATTTTATGATTAATACTCCAACATTGTGGCATGGTATGCTTGTGCCCAGCAAAGACTATAGATTCACTACCTACACATATTTTCGTTAAAGGTAAATAGTATTATGAGAGAACTTAACAGCATAGCAGAAGCACTTTTTGACAAGCTACGAAGCCGCTTTGATCGTATAAGTCTTGGCGACGAAAAAGCTCGAGCTACAGATGACTCATCACTCGCACGTTTTTATAACTTTGACTACTCCGTAAATGGAAATGAGTTTGGTAATGTTACAGTTAGTATCATTGACGATCAATCACTAAAGATTTATTTTAGCAAAGAGTTATCTAACAACTTATCTAAAGAAGAGCAAGATGATTGGTTTACATTTTTAAAAGAAATGCGTAGATTTGCTAGAAGAAACCTGCTAACATTCGATACCAGAGACATCAATCGCAGTTCATTGAATCTCAGAGACATCAAACAACAAACAACTAGTGGTAACTGGCAGTCAAACGAAATAGATATTCAGGAAAGTAAAATGTACGGTACTAGAAAGAAAAGCTACGACCACGTCGGAGAAACACGTTTAATCATCAGACATCGCACAGAAGTTGATGAGGATAAGCGTGGCGCACGTAGTCGTAATATCGATGTTATTTTTGTTGAAAATAATCTAGGTGAGCGTTTTAGACTACCGTTTACTAATATGCGAGCCGCTCGTGCAGTTGGACAGCATGTAGCACATGGCGGCATGATCTCGGATGACCGTACAAAAGAGATCTACGCAATAGTAGAAGAAATGCAACAACTAAGTAAGTTCCTACGTGCTACACGCAACATTGAAGCATTTGAGGATAGCGAAGTTCCTAGTTTGGTCGAATGTGCTAGAGAACGCTATTATGAATGTCGTAAGAGCTTGGATAGAATGAGTACACCAAAAGGCTATCAAGCATTTTGGGAAGACTATATGGCACCAGAAATGGTTGAAATGGAAGATGAAGAGGCGCTTAAAGAGCGTTTCACAAAACGTTTTATTGACCAACGTATTGAAGAAGCTCTTCCTTATGTTTACAAAGCATTTGCAAATCGTCCGGCTATAGAAGCCAATACAACTGAATTTGAAAATTGGGCTGACAAGCTAACCGAAGGCACTTGGGCATTGCCTGAGAGCGACGAAGATGTTGAAAAGTTCAAGCGTATTTTTGCCAAACCGATCCAGTTTGGTCCAGAAGGCAACGATGCTACATCTGCGATGTATGACATTCTCGGCGATGACGAACTATTTGACGATATTGCCGATATGGCAGAAGTCAAAGGTCCGGAAGCCGATGCCCGCCCAACTATCGTAAGATGGTTTACTAATATTCATAAAGATATAGTTACTGGCAATGCATCAGTAAGCAGAGACATCCAAGAATCAATGGCTAAGATATTTGAATATCTTAGAACTTGGAAACCTGAAGCAGAAGCACCAGCTGACACAGAAGAGCAACCTGCCGAAACACCTACTGACGCAGAAGCACCAGCTGAAGATCCTACCAAAGAATCGGTAGATAGTCTTAAAAAACTAGCCGGCATTTCATAAAATCTATTTTGGTAAAATTTTCCTTTGACTGCTAAATAAAAATAGCATATACTGTGTGTATGTGCTCAGGCAAAAACATTATGGCACATTAAAGGAGAAAACATTATGGCTACATTGGCTGAAATTCGAGCAAAACTAAACGCTCAAGAGAACCGTACAGGTTCAAATCAAAGTGGTGGCGACAATGCCATCTTTGCTCACTGGAATATCCCAGAGGGCTCAACTTCCCGAATCCGTTTCCTTCCAGACTCAAACCCAAAGAATGATTTCTTTTGGGTAGAGCGCAACATGATCCGACTTCCATTCAATGGGATCAAAGGAGACGTTAATAGCAAACCTCAAATTGTACAGGTACCTTGCGTAGAGATGTGGGGCGACAGTTGTCCTATTCTCGCAGAAGTACGTACATGGTTCAAAGACTCAAGTCTTGAGGAAATGGGTCGTAAGTATTGGAAGAAGCGTTCTTACTTGTTCCAAGGCTTTGTACGTGAAAGTTCACTTGCAGACGACTCAACGCCTGAGAATCCAATCCGCAGGTTTATTATTAGCCCTCAGATCTTTAACATTGTTAAAGCGGCTCTCATGGACCCGGAGATGGAAGAACTTCCAACTGATTACGAACGTGGTCTAGACTTCAATGTCGTTAAGACCAGCAAGGGTGGATATGCTGACTACAGCACTTCCAAGTACGCTCGTAAGGAAACCGCACTGACCGAAGTTGAACGTGCGGCAATCGACCAATTTGGTCTTCATAACCTTGCTGACTTCCTACCTAAGAAGCCTAACGAAACTGAGCTCAAAGTCATGAAAGAAATGTTCGAAGCATCAGTAGACGGACAGGCATACGATCCGGACCGCTGGGCCTCTTATTATAAGCCTAGCGGATTCGCAGGCGGAGGTGCAAATGCTTCTGAGAGCTCTACATCGGCTCCGGCACCAACGCCTGCGACTGCTCCAGCTCAAGTTGACGATGTCGACGATGAGCCCGCTGTCGCAGAAGCTCCAGTGGTTAATACAGCCGCTGAAGGCGGATCATCTAAGAGGACTGAAGATATCCTCGCTATGATTCGTAGCAGACAGGCTTCTAATTAAATAGAAGTGTAGCAGTTGATGGGGCTCTGTCACACCTTCATTAGTTGTTGGTGTAGAATACTAATAGAAACATCAGACCTAAGGTTTGACATCCCCATCTATTCTTTTAACAAGGTAGGAAAAATATGGCTAAACCATTTGACGTAAGTAAATTCCGAAAGGATATTACAAAGTCAATCACCGGATTGACAGTTGGTTTCCACGATCCCACAGACTGGGTTTCAACAGGAAACTATGCACTAAATTATCTTGTCAGCGGAGAGTTTGACAAGGGAGTTCCTATGGGTAAGGTAACTGTATTTGCTGGCGAGAGCGGCGCAGGTAAAAGTTACTTTGTCTCCGGCAACATTGTTAAGAATGCTCAAGAGCAAGGTATTTTTGTTGTTCTCGTTGACAGTGAAAACGCACTTGATGAGGCATGGTTACATGCACTAGGTGTAGACACAGACGAGAGCAAACTGCTAAAACTAAGCATGAGCATGATTGACGACGTTGCCAAAACTATTAGCACGTTCATGTCAGACTACAAGACAATGGCTGAAGAAGAACGACCCAAAGTATTGTTTGTTATTGATAGTTTGGGTATGTTGCTTACACCCACTGACGTGGATCAATTTGACAAGGGCGATATGAAAGGTGACATGGGTCGTAAGCCTAAAGCACTGACAGCACTTGTACGTAACTGTGTTAATATGTTTGGTAGTTACAATGTAGGTATGGTATGTACTAACCATACATATGCATCACAAGACATGTTTGACCCAGATGATAAGATCTCGGGCGGACAAGGCTTTGTGTATGCATCAAGTATTGTGGTTGCTATGCGTAAGCTCAAGCTCAAAGAAGACGAGGATGGTAACAAAGTGAGCGATGTGAATGGTATTCGTGCCGCTTGTAAAGTTATGAAAACTCGTTATGCAAAACCTTTTGAAGCTGTACAGGTTAAGATCCCGTATGAAACAGGAATGGATCCTTACAGCGGTCTAGTAGACTTGTTCGAAAAGAAAGGCATGTTACAGAAAGTAGGTAATATGCTTAAATATGATTTACCAAATGGCAATGAGCTAAAACAATTCCGTAAGGCATGGGAGAAAAACAGCGACGGTTGTTTAGATACCATAATGCAAAATTATCGGGAGCCCGTTGCTCTAGAGGTAGATACTGAACCCGAAGAGGTACTTGAAGAAGAGGTTTAATATGAGCGAATCTGTAGACATGGATAGTCTAGTAACAACATACAATATTCTGTTAGATTACATTCCTGCGGTAAACCGTCAAGGTGCCGCAGACCATCTAATGGGAATATTAGTTGACGAAATGGACGAACTAGACTTAGAAGAGTTAGTCGGTCAAATCAACTGCGAATATCTTCGTACAGCGTATGAAGAATACGACTTTGAAGATTCAGCAGATGATGAAGATGAAGATGAATGGACGTATGACGAAGATTGATCTATGTGGTATAATCGAGTAGTTAAAGACCTTGGTGAACTACCTGCATTCATTGCATATTACGAAGCTGAACTCGAAAAAGCACGTAAGGATGCAAAGATATCAGGCATCATTGAAATTAACTTGAAAGAAATGCCAGGGATTACCGAGCACCGTTTTAATCAACTTCAAGAGATTGAAGCGGTGCTCGAGTTTCTCAACATACAACTTAGGAAAATTCGACGTAAACATTTTCAAAAATACCTAGAAGGGTATGCTCGAGCTTTAAGTAGTAGAGACGCTGAAAAATATGTTGACGGCGAAGATGATGTTATTGACTTTGAAACTCTAATCAATGAAGTGAGCTTGTTACGAAACAAGTGGTTAGGTATACACAAAGGATTGGATAACAAGCAATGGATGCTCGGACATATTGTAAAACTACGCACAGCGGGCATGGAAGATGTTACACTTCAATAGCATTAAAAAAAATTTAGATCGCTGGGAAGTATTGCGTGATGCCAAACCTAAAGTAGAATGGCAAGACATGTTTAAACTACAACGTTGGCAAGCAGAACTTGACACGTATGCACTACAACTTAGACAACTCACACTGTTTGCAGATAGTTTAACTGAATACCATATTAAGCAATTAAATCGAGAATTCGAATCCAAACTAGATAATTACAGTAAACAAGTAACTTTGGATATTCTCAAACATGGATCATTTTGTAAGCCCTCACCAAAGCCATCTACACAGTCTTAAAACACTTAATCAAATATATCAATACGATAGTTTTCTTGACAGCATTAAAAATGTTGCAGACTTTGGTTGCGGCGCTGGCTTAGACACCAAGTGGTGGGCTACACTCGCAACTAGAGAAGAAAAACCCGAGCCTCGCAACTACAACCTAGCTTCTATCGATTTAACAGACACATTAGATCCGACAGTCAAAAATCTAAAAAATGTTAAACTGATAACTGACGACTTTGAAAAAGAAGGAGTCGTTGGCAGTAAGATTGATTTGCTGTGGTGTCATGATGCATTTCAGTATGCAATAAATCCATTACAAACTCTTTGTAACTGGAATAAACTGATGGTCAAGGATGGTATGTTGATTATCATCATGCCGCAGTATACAGGGTATGTAAACAATAAAGTTCATTTCCGTGTGTATGACGGAACATTGTACCCACACAACATTGTCAACCTGATGTATATGCTAGCGGTTTGTGGATTCGACTGCAATGATGCGTTTTTTAAAGTAGAGACGCACGATTATGTTCCTTGGATCCATGCGGCTGTTTACAAAGCAGGAGATCCAATTGATCCTAAAACAAGTTTGTATCAACTAGCAGACATGAAGATGTTGAATCCAAGTGCAATAAAAAGTTTAGATTCGAACGGATATATTAGACAAGAAGATCTGATAACAAACTGGTTTGACAAAGATTGGCATAGACACGTATTATGAAAGTAGCACTAGTAACGGGTGGATTTGATCCTATACACAGTGGGCACATTGAAATGATTCGTGCCGCTAAAGAGCATGGTGAACAAGTTTGGGTTGGCCTAAACAGCGATGAATGGCTTGCTCGCAAAAAAGGTTTTGTGTTTATGCCTATGCAAGAGCGTGTAGCTATTGTACAAGCTCTAGCAGGTGTAGATAGAGTTATTAGTTGGGATGATTCAGATGGAAGCGCAAGTGGTGCAATATTTAAAGCATTATCATTTGGTGCAGAGCATGTTGTGTTTTGTAACGGCGGAGATCGAGCCAGCAAAGAAGATTTGCCTAAAGAAGAACGTATGTGGTTTGAACATGCTAAATGCTCTTTTGAATTTGGTGTAGGTGGCACTGACAAACGCAATAGCAGTAGCACACTAGTAGAAAACATACAAGCACCTAAAACCGTGCGTCCGTGGGGCTATTACCGAGTACTTTTTGAGTCAGAAGGTGTTAAAGTTAAAGAATTAGTAGTCGAACCGGGCCAGAAATTATCCATGCAACGTCATACCAAGCGTAGTGAGTTTTGGATGGTACACAAAGGCTCTTGTGTGATCAATACTATTGATGAAACACAAGAGCCAGTTGTAATGCAAACATTTCAAAGCACCTTCATTCCAAACACAAGATGGCATCAGTTGTTGAATCCATTCCCCGAGCCTTGCTCTATTATTGAAATTCAATATGGCAAAGAGTGTATAGAAGAAGATATAGAGAGATGGGAGGAAGAGGTTTAATCCTTCTTCCATCTTTCTATTAGAGATGCACGAGTGTCAGCATCTAGCATCCACCAATACTCTCTAATAACAGAACGGGATCGATATTCGCCCCAACGTTCTAAGCGTTCCCAAAATGCTTTGCCGAATCCTTTAAAAGGATTGTCGACCAAAAATTTCTTATTTAATATTGTTACGGTCATAGTCTGCCTCCTTTAAAACTATTATAACCAAAGTGATTACCATATCGAAGGTTGTTAAGTCTGCGCTCGAGATCTGCATGATCTGTTGCTTGACCTAAGTACCATTCGATATCTTGGGCTTTGCTTAAATTGGTAAAGAAGCTAACGATTGCTCGTAGTGGTAAAGTAATCCAACGAAGGATTGTTTTCATGTGTTTTCTCCTGTATGTATGTGTGTGATTAAGGAATCACGGCCCCGGTCTCTCCCGGCGCTACCGCTTTTAAGGCATGGGATATGCCGTAGAGCATTGCACCCTACAAAGATATTTATCTTGCAATCGGAAGACTATTTTCGTAACATAAAACGAATATGTGAAAAAATAGTGGTTGACATCACTAAGTAAGTTTGCTATACTACATAAACTTAAACAGGTGAGGTGACTGAGAGGCCGAAAGTGGCAGATTGCTAATCTGTTGTACCTAGCAATGGGTACCGTGGGTTCGAATCCCACCCTCACCGCCAGTAAAAGAAGGACATTCACACAATCACAGTTTAGGGCCTCTAGCTCAATTGGTTAGAGCACCGGACTCATAATCCGTAGGTTCGGGGTTCAAGTCCCTGGGGGCCCACCAAGATCTGCCCTTAGCTCAGTTGGATAGAGCAACAGCCTTCTAAGCTGTGGGTCAGAGGTTCGAATCCTCTAGGGCAGGCCAAATAGCCCGCGTGGTGGAATAGGTAGACACAAGGGACTTAAAATCCCTCGCTTATGGCGTGCCAGTTCGAGTCTGGCCGCGGGCACCAAGGTCCCGTAGTTTAACGGTAAAACACCTGCCTTATACGCAGTTAAATGTCTCCAGATTAGAGAGCGATCCCGGTTCGAATCCGGGCGGGACTACCAAATTTACCGACCCCTTCGATTAGCGGTTAGGACAACGCCCTTAAAAGTATCATGCTGACCAAACAAGATCACGAACATATCAATACAGCGTTTGAAATCGCTAAGAGCACCGAGCGTGTTCGAGGCAGTCGCATGGCGGCAGTTCTTGTACGCAAAAACAAAGTAGTGGGTGTGGGATTTAACCATCTGAAGTCTCATCCGTTTCAAACCAAGTATGCCAAAAACCCAGATGCAATATTCTTTCATGCTGAAACGCATGCTATTAAGAATGCACTACAGACACTCAACGTCGAAGATTTAGAAAAGTGTACCTTGTATATCGTTCGTGCTCGTAAAGGAGATGGTAAAGAAAAGCGTCACTGGGAATATGGTTCTAGCAAGCCCTGTGCAGGTTGCGCTCGTTGCATTAATGAGTTTGGTATTCGACGTGTGGTCTATACTGAAAATGGTAATGAAGTAGTTACTTTAGACAATCATGGTTTAGATATTCAGGGATATACCGACTGAGGATAAATACTCAGTAATGAGATACGAACAGTTTAAACCACTACCCAAAAAACTCGTAGAAAGCGTAGGCTTTCCTAACAGAAAGCACGGCGATGAGTTTTACAATCCTAAAGACGACAATGATAAGTCAACATTTGTCGAGCTAATACTTTGGCCCGACAAACAGATTGCATATGAGAACCCTCAGCAACGAGACGAGGCATTACAATACTTTCAAGATAACGTAGAAGGCAAGGTTTACTTAGTAAATAAGCCAAACAACGGAATGCTTGGGCTCTACATTGTCCACATGATCTCTGGAAACCAAGACGAATATTATGTTCGTTATGTTAAGAACGTTGGTAATGTTTCGGGTCTTATGACTGATATTCCAGCAGGCGTAAAAGCATCGGGACATGGTGGTTATAAGTATGGTAGTGCTAGTGCTAAGAAAGAAGCATACGCCATTAAACCTAGCAATGTGTTTAATAGTGAAGGTCCGTATGATCCTACACAGATTGCTAGTGCGATTCAATCAAAGCAAGATATTCCAGAAGATCTAAAATCTCAAATGGTTGGCTATCTGAGCGCACTTGCTAGTGGCAATAAAGAATATGTAATGAAGGGCGGCGACGGATACCGTAGTGTACATGAAAATTATACAGGAGAATTTGCCGCACCAATTGCTGTAATTACAGATGCTATTAATAATAACGATGTTAGACAACGTGCAGAAAACGCACTATTAGGCGGCGAATCATTTGCTAATTGTAAAATTATTTTTCCATTGAGTGCTACAGAAAAGTTAGTTGATAGTAAGCTAGTTGCTCCTAATGGTCGCATCGTTGGAATAAGCAGTAAAGCCTCTAAAGGTGGCGGCGCCGCCGCAAGTTTAGCAGGACTACACGATACAATCGTAATGAAAAGTTCAGATGCTGATTTTCAACCATTACTAAAAGAGTTTGCACCTGAAATTGATATGATCGAAACTGTGGTCTTAAACTCAGCTGAACAAGGTTTCTTGATTTTAGCAGAAAAACATGGATTGATTAACGACCAAGATGTTGCTGTATTTAAACAAGGTTTTGCTGATAGCAAACGAGGCAAAAAAACTAACGTTAACGATTTAACTCCTGCCCTTAGAGAAGTTATTAGCAAGTATGGCGCAGATACAGACAATCCAAGATACAATCCTATCTACCATGCAAGTGCAGGTGTGAGCAGACGGCTCGGATCTAAACTTGGAGAAATGAATATCACCGAGTGTGTAAAGGCGCTTTTAAACTTTAGTACAATGTGCCAAATTTATGCAGGAACAAGAAAGTCGGGTCCCGACATTCAAATGGATTCATTTAAAATGATATGGCCACCACAGTACGAAGGTAGTGTTGTTATTGACACTGCTAAGAATTTTACCGGCACAGAGATTCGCGGTAAGATTAGTTTTAAATTTAAATAGCACCTTTAAGAATCGTTTCCCAAACAAGCAGTGCCCATATGGGTATCATCCACGCAAGTGCTAGCATTGCAATTCCATGTGGATGAAGCACGATTAGGCTATAGATTGCCACAGTCGATAGACCTAGTGCTATTGATTTAAATCTCATTAATTACTTAACCTTTAAACCAATCTTTAACTTTAGCCCAGAGACCTTTGCGAGGCTTTTCGACTTCTACGAGCTTTTCAACTTCCACAAGTTTTTCAACTTCAACAACTCGTTCGACAACCTTTTCAACTTCAACAATCTTCTCAACTTCAATTGGTTTTTCAACCTCTACTACACGTTCTACTTCACGCTCTATAACAATAATTTCAGGAACCTTGGTGTTATCGATTTCTTCTTGGGTAGGTAATTTGATTTCTTCTTGACGTTGTAGTTGCTGAACTCTTTGGTATGCAATATCAAATGCTGTTTTACGTTGCACATTGATTTCATGTACCATGCTTTGAAATACTTCGTCAGCGGTTCCAACTCTTTTTAGTATGCGATTTCCAGCTTCTAATATGCGTGTCTTATCCCATGGGATATCCTGATTAGTGAGTGTGATTTGTATAATGCTCTGCTCGCCAGAGTTTAGCATCAGCACATTGTTGTTTAACGTGCATTGTCCGCCTTGCTTGGCAATGATATCTACCGGACCTACTGTTTGTGCAGTATAGTGCGGTGCGCTCACTCTGAGCAGTTCATTTTGAGCTTGTTCTAAGTTCATAGCTTAATATTTAACCGTTTTTTGAAGAAAATTTATAAATTTAGTTGACTGGGTAAATATCATGCCGTAGTTTATACTACGGTATTCAATTGATATGTGTATATACCTTACTCACATACACACATTAAATTAAACCAAAAGGAAGGTAAAATATGAATAAGTTTAGTATTATTGCGGCGGCAATCTTAGCGATTGCTGGCACATCGGCTTTTGCTCAAGAGACTCCAGTTGATGTAAAAGTGTTTGGCGAAGTTCGAGGCTTTGTTGAAACAACCAGTCAGAACAATGTTGATCCTAGTGTTAAATCAACTGATTCAAAAGTTGGCGTTACTGTAAGCTCCAACGTATCTGAAGGAGTCGGTGTATTTGGGGAACTAAGTGCTAATGTGGATGTCAATAGTAGCAACGCTTTGACAACTCGTTTTGGATATGTAGGTGTTCAGCACGGTACATTGGGTGCGGTCAGTATTGGTAAGCACATGAGCATCATGGAAACTTTTGTTGACAAAGGCGATAAATTTTTCAATGGTGGAAATGCAGGCGTACAGAAGCAAGATTTCTATCAATCAAACAGTGTACGCTATATGAATAAGATCGGTGATCTACAATTTGGTGGTCTCGCTGTAATGACAGATGATGCACAAAATAAGACTATTGATAATTTCCAAGTTGGTGCCGAAATGTTTGGTATTGGTGTTGCATACGCACACAATAATCTGACAGATATTAGCCACTACGGTGTTGGCGCTGAACGCAAATTTGGTCCAGTACTAGTTGCAGGTAGTTTAAGCATGAAGAATGCGACAACAGATGTAATTGGCTACGAAGCAGTTGTTGGTTATGATGTCACCAGTGCATTAACTTTCAAAGCTGGTTATAGTGATACTGATGCGGCAGGCGATTCTGGAACAATTACCGGCGCAACTGAATATCGCTTTAGAAAGAACACTACAGGTTTTGTTACTGTAGATTATGACCGTGACACTTCCGATTGGACAGCACGTAGTGGTATTAGTTTTTCATTCTAATTTAGTTAAAATCTAAAGCATACCAAATAAGCGAGGTTTATCCTCGCTTATTTTTTTGATTATAAATTTTGCTCCTTTAAATAGCCGTGTAAACTATCTGACTCGTGATGCTGGCTAAAAAAATACTTGACAAAGTCACAAAATTAGCGTATAAATATAAACTGCAACGTTGAAGCAATTCAAACGCTGTACAGGACCCGGGGGCGGTACCCGGCGGCTCCACCATAAACACACTCTAACCGCAAGGTGAAAAGTGGGTTCATCCATGAAGTGTGTTTATGATGGGGCCGAACTTAGGATCGACTGGCAGGTAGTAGAAGAGTGGAGTTGTCCGGCGCAAGCTCGGTTAACGCAAGAAACCAAATAGTTGCAAATGACAACTTTGAGCCAGAAATGGCACTAGCAGCCTAATTTAGGTATGTAGGGGCGGGAACTGCCTGGCAACAGAAGTGCCATGTAACTTTTGTTAACAGTAATGAGTGCGAAAATGAAAGCAATACGAGATAAAGATAGCCGTAGAGTTGTAGTATACCATGATGATGGTACTGTAGCATTGGTTACAACTAATAGCAAAATTGCTCGCGATTTTATTGAGCATAATGTCATTAGAGCAGGTAACGATACCTCCTCTGGTAAATAAAGTTACCAAATAATTATTTGGTAAAATGTAGGCTTGCATTCACTAAATATTATTGTTATAATAGATATGTAACATAGTGAATGTTATAACATAGACACATATACACACAAAGGAGAAAATTATGTCTGCAAACAAAAACCCATTTGAAATCCGTTTAGAGCTATTAAAGATGGCTAAAGAGATGATGGATCGTCAGTATGATGATCAGATCGGTCTCGCCCATGCCGCTATGGAGCAATTCAAAGAGCAAGGCAAATCAGTAACTGAATACTTTGAAAAGTACACCCCAAAGATGTACCAGCCAAAGGAAATCATGGATAAAGCCACAGAGCTTTATACCTTTGTTACTAAAAAGGACTAATTGCATCGTTGATGCGTAAGTCAGTAGTGGGCCTTTGGGCCCACTACTTTTATAAATTGGAGAAACAAGATTTGCAACAAATTTTATTGTTTGATGTAGATGGTACACTCACCCCAAGTAGACAAAGAATTAATAAAGAATTTGAAAATTGGTTTTGCGACTTTATAAGTCAACGCAAGTATCACATCGGGGTAGTAACTGGTAGCGATTACTCCAAAACAGTAGAACAACTTGGTTCGAAAATTTGCGAAAGTATTGGAAGATCATTTAACTGTTTAGGTAATGATGTTTGGGCGCAAGGTAAAAACATCTATACTAATCCTTGGCAATTGCCAGGTGAAGCGGAATATTTTCTATTAGAAAAATTATTTCAAAGCGATTATAAAATTCGAACAGGAAACCATATAGAGCACCGTCCTGGTTTGTGTAATTTTAGCGTAGTAGGACGTAATGCAGATATACAACAGCGCCAAGAGTATCATGCGTTTGATGACCAAACTGGTGAACGAATTCGTATTGCTACAGAATTAGGCGTACACTTTCTAGATCTAGAAGCTCGTGTAGGTGGCGAGATATCAATTGATATCTATCCTAAAGGAGCAGATAAGCAACAAGTAATCGATACACTAGAAGGTGAATGTTATGTTCGTTTCTTTGGTGATCAGACTGATCCAACCGGAAACGATCATACAATCGCTCAGCGCATCATTAACGATGGGCTGGGCGAAGTATTTACAGTTAGCAACTGGGAAGAGACTTGGGAGTTACTCCGTAGTCTTTAGTTCCACCATGGATGACCATGGCTGTAACGTCTTTGGTTGTTATATCCATAGTTGTATGAGCGTTGCATTTCGTGTCGAACTTGACCTGCTCTGCAAGCTCTTCTGTTATGTTCTTGGTGATAACGCAAGCATGGATCAAAGTTTTGAGGTTGTTGATAACCAGCATCATGTCTTGGACGATGCGGCTCGTAATATTCAACCCTTTCACTTTCTACATGTTGTGGTTTGTGTTTGTGGTTAACCATCTCATCACCAACTACAGCACCTAAGACAGCGCCGCCAGCAATCGCAATATCACGATTCTTGCCTTTGGTAATTGTGCTTGCTAGTATACCACCAACAATCCCACCCAATATAATACCCGATGCGTCATCTGCTCGAGCAGTACTGACATTAGCCATTGTTAGAGCTAATGCAGACGTAGCTACAATAAGAGACTTTTTAATCATAAGCTCTCCCTTTTCGAATGTTTAAGTTTACGTGAGTAAAGTTTTTTTGACTTCACACTTTTAGCTTTGAAGGGGCTATTTTTGTGAAATAGCACAAAATGTTTACGATGTTTAAGCATTTTTTTCTCCGCTAAGAGTACTTACCTTACTACAGTTATTACTGTACTATAAAATAGCAATGTTGTCAACCGAAATTTATAGGAAAAACACCAAATTAATGCAGAAACCAGTTGACATTTCGAACAATGATGCTATAGTATATACATTAACTGCTACCAAAGTGGCTAACAAACACGGCGGAGTAGACGAAACGTGTATACTAATGTATACTACACAAAGGAGATGATCCTGGATAGCTCAGTTGGTAGAGCAAGCGGCTGTTAACCGCTCGGTCGTAGGTTCGAGCCCTACTCCAGGAGCCAACAAAGTTAGATGGGGCCAAGCCCCATCTAACAGTTTATCGTAGGAGTTAATTATGAGCATGCACCTTGTTGGTCCGTATATGACCACCACAAGCTACAAGAAGTGTAAACATCGTAAACTAACGGATGCACAGTACAAACAACTTGAGCAAGATTGGCGTAGTCATAATAAGCGTATGCGTAAGATGAACTGTCATTCGGCGCAGTTTGATACTTTGGATGATTACGTTGCGTATACTCGAGGGGAGTATCGTTCTAAGCAAAAACAAGTGTCAGTTGAAACTTACAAACCAATTAAATCATATCAGCGTGAAACACCGCATATTCCTAGTGCCGGTGATGGCATTGGCGGCTGGGCTCCTAAGAAAGAAAGCCAAAAATATACAGGCACTCTTATTAAAGGCATTGCTACCATGCATAAAAGCAATGCTGTTCCTATTATTAACAAGGAACAAGCGATCGAAGTTAGTAATATGCGTCGAGGGTAACAAGATATGGAACATCAGATGAAAAAAATTGAAGAAGCGTTGGGCATCTTGCAAGAAGAATGTGCAGAAGTAATAGTAGAAGTTAGTAAAATTCGTCGGTTTGGTTTAGACAGTACGCACTATAAAACAGGACAACTTCATCGAGAAATGTTGGCACTCGAAGTAGGCGATATGCTTGCACTTGTTGACATATTAACTGAGTTTGGTATTCTAAATACAGAAGAGCTAATGTTAGCAAAAGTAGCTAAAAAAGAAAAATTAAGAAAGTGGTCAACTATCTATGATTGAAATAACCGAAGAAGAGTATAAGATGTTTCAAAAACTAAAAAATATTTGGATTCATTCGAGTCCAGAAAAGAGCGGCGCATTCTTCATCTGCGGAGAAGCAGGCGAAAAAGATGCGATGGGCCTTCCAGAGTTTATTTCTGTTTGCCCTGCTTATGGATTAGATGGCTTTGCTTACTACAAAAAGCATACTGACTATTCCGCACCAGGATACTAAGGAGAATATTATGTATAATCCAGACAACTGGGTCGT